TTAGGCATAGCAACTGCAACACCTTGTTGGAATCCATCATATCGTTCTGTACCATCTTCAAATACATCAGGCTTAAACGACTTATCAAAATATTGCTTCGGCTTAGATTTCTTCTTGGCAAAGGTCAAAACATTGCTATAATTCAACCGATACAAATTAACACCCATAGATTTTATTAAAATCTTGTGTGATATCAATTTATAATCCAGTTCATTCATCATGGTATTAATCATTGTTGACTTAGATATAATCCTAGAATCAAACTTCCTATCAGTCAAACACATTGTTATAATACCAGTTGACGGATTACACAACTCGAATATAGAGATTAAAAAGTCTTTATATGCCTTTTCATCATTCGGGTCATAACCTAGTTCGTCGTATTCAGGCGGCCCGCAAAATATATAATCGTAGGCTATATTGGACTTCAAGGTTTCACGGCAATCTTCACATTTAATAACATTCTCTAGCATTATACATTCTCCGTTATATCAAAAATCACATTAATTATTTATGGAGTTTATATGGGATATCAAACACAATATACACTAAAGGTATGGGATCCTCTTACTTTACAGGAAATAGAAGACCAATCTTCTATTATTGGCAATTTTACACAGGCAGTTGATTATGCTATTGATTCAAATGGCGACTGTTTAGATTCAGTTAAATGGTATGATTGGCAAGAAGATACCAGAGAGTTTAGTACAAACAATCCAAACTATATATTCTTATTAAGTGGCTGCGGTGAAGAAAACGGTGATATGTGGCAAGCATATTTCTTTAATGGTAAGGTACAAATAGTTCAAGCTAGAATAGAATATGATCCATTCGATCTTGCAAAACTTGTTTAGCGGCATAAAGAAAACTTAGTGATTGACTTGACTTTGATATGCCATACTTCTACAATTGATCGACGTAAGAATGTTTACAACACTTGAAAGGCAATCGACATGACTGTGCTTACTGGCGATGTTCACGGCAAATGGCATCTGATGGACAGAATTGTTAGCAATACTACCGACGATGTTATCTGTGTTGGTGACGTGGGCATCGGCTTTGCAGGCAAGAAAGATCCTGTGTTTCCAAATAACTTCAAGTTTATTCGTGGCAATCATGATAATCCAGAAATCATTTCAAAGATGCCAGGATTTCTTGGCGACTATGGCATGACTAAGTATGGATTCTTTGTGATTGGCGGTGCAGATTCTATTGACAAGGGTCTTAGGACTCCTGGTGTTGATTGGTGGCCCGACGAGCAAATGAGCCACGCAGAAATGGCCAAGTGCCGAGAGTTGTATAACGAAGCAAAGCCGGAGATTGTAGTATCTCACGAAGCACCTTTCTTTCTTCATAATATCCTTAATGCCGCAAGCGTAACACTTCGGCCATCATATAAGAGCCTTGGTGAGCCAAGAGGCAATAGTACATCGTTCTTGTTAGATACTTTGTTTCATGACCGCAGGCCCAAGATGTGGTACTTTGGCCACTGGCACACTTCTTTGACTTTCAAACTCAGAGAAGTCGGTATCACATTTAGGTGTCTTGATGAACTGGAGACTGTAGAATTATGAAAGCAAGCGAATACATTCCAACCACTCTCATTCTACTTACTGGGCTGCTTTGTTTATCGAAGTTAATTGGAATGTTTCCGTTAGCCTGGATCTGGGCTTTTGTTTTGATTTGGGGACCAATACTAGTCTTTCTTAGCTTTGCTGGTGTATTTGTAGTTCTTGTCATGGCATGGCTTGCGTTGAGTGAAATTGTTGCGGTATTTACTGGAGAAAACTCATGGTAAACAAATCCAATTATGTTTATATTCTTGGACATGGGCCAGGAACCGACTATTATAGATGGTTTAACAAATATTGCATCGAGGATTATGAATACAGATTGAGCCGGGCACGATGTACCTTACAGGAGATCCGCACCAGTTGGGTTGGCCGAGAAAGTGAAATTCCATTCTATGAAAAGGAAATCAATCGACTTAACCATTTGATTGATGAAGGACACCAGATTCTACGTGAAAAGGAATTGGCAAAAAGTCGCAATGGTAACTTGAACGAAATTATCGTTGCATGTGCATTTGGTCTCGGTCTTGGTCTTATAATTGGATATTGCATTTTTGGTTGTTGATAGGTGGGTAATGAACCATAGATCATATAGGGTAATATATGGATTCGATTAGTTATATTGTTAATTGTATTAGTTTATTTTATTGTTAGGTAGAGTGTGGGTTAACACGCACTTTACCAACCTGATATGTTGGAAATGACATATCAGGTTTTATGCCAAAGTAGCCCAGCTGGTAGGAGGCGACTGACTCAAAATCAGTACAGGATGGGTTCGAATCCCTTCTTTGGCACTTTTAGTTACGGAGAATAGTATGAGTAAACTTCCGATGCAGCCGTTACACAGAGATAGTCATGGCACAATTAGATTTGTAAAAAACAGAATTGTTAGGGATCTTCTTGACAAGGCAACTGAAGCTGGTTTGATGGATATGAATTCGATTTGTATTGATGCACATAAGGGTAAATACACAGACGAAGAACAGATGCAGTTTGCCCAATTAATTGGGTATTCGTTGGGTGGGTTTGAGGAACTGAATTATGCCTCTGATGAGGTTGTAAACGCCGCTCACCAAGCATATTTGGATTCTAAAGATGATTGAAATGGCTATTATAATTATACTTTCATCTATCGCCGGGCTTTACATAGGTGAAAAGATATATCAAGGATTCAAATGAAATTCAAAATTGAAAGATTCGGCTTCTTTTGTACATCATGTAAACAATATGGCCAAAGAGACTTTCTGTTCGGTCATTCTTTTCATGGTGGTGGATCACGCGAAAAAGATACTTGGAACAAGGGACCGGCAATTTGTGCTTTTACAGAAAAAATTACCAGACGCAAAGTGTTGGAGAATAATGTAAAGTTGTCTAGGGCACTAGAATGCATTGTGTTATGCCGGGCGGCGACGACACAGCACCAAGATCGGGTGATGTCGTTCGTGCTTGGGGAATCGGGCTGGTTGGTTAAGTTTGACTTTACCATGGGGATAACTAGCAAAACTGGAGAGCCTACTAATGAGTAAAGAAATCTACAACGGTTGGGAAAATATCACAGATCAAGATGGCACCGAATGGCAAAACTGTGAGACAGGAAGAGTGATCAGGTGTCATCCGCGTGATCTACCAAATCAAGATAAACCAGCCAACGATGAAATAACTGTAGAACGGGCTTTGGAAATGGCTGACGACGGTGCTGTTGGTTTGGCTTCATCTATGATTGCCGATGCTCTTGCAGCCGAGGTTCGGCGATTGCAGAAAGAAAACAAACAGTTATTGGCAACCGCCAAGGAATTACTGCGGATAACAGATAATAATACCGTTGGGTATGCAACATACAATAATAATGGTTCTATTGCTAAAATTAGAGAAGGTCCAACCATCATCGCCGAAGCTACAGATGTTATTGAAAAAGCGGAGAGGGCGATAAATCAATGATCCAAATACTTGGCATTGGTATGATTGTGTGTTGGTTCTTTGGATTAATTTCTTATATAATCGCCTTAAAGGTCGGTGGCGGTGACCCACACAATACGCAAGCTAATAGGATTGGTGATGTGTTGATGGGTATATCTGTTGTATGTGCTTTGTCTGTCGTTTTGGTTGGATAATTTAGATGAAACCCACAAGTAAAATTAATAAAGCCGTTGAGGCAGAGCGGGCGGCTAACATCAAGGTACGTGAGATCATCACTATAAAGCACACCTATGGCCATTCTACCGCAAATAAATAATCGTTCTGTGACTTGACTTTGATTTGCCAATTGTCTAGAATTTGACGTGCAGAAATGCAATTGAGTGAAACGGTTCGTGTCATGGTTCTTGAATATACGAGAACGACCCTAGCTAATGGTTCCTGAAAGAAGGGCAGCTTTTGTGTGAAAGTGGGCGCTTCGGCAATTTTCGATTCAAGAGCCATGACACAAACAGTTTCGGTATCTATGATAAGTGAATTAATTGATAATATAATGGGGTCTTACCTTAGCCTGGCCTAAAGGAGAAAACTCATAATTTTCCTATCGCTGGTTCGAATCCAGCAGGCCCCACTTGTTCGTTCAAGTCCTAGTTGGTAAAGCATCTAACTCTTTATATTTCTAAATAGAAGTATAAGGAGTGAATAGATGCGAGAAAAGAATTGCAGGAAATGTGGTTGTTCTATACAAGCCACTATTAAAATAGATGGCAAATCACGAAACCTATGTAAAAGAAAGTTCTGCCTTGTTTGCAGTCCATTTGGTAAACACAACACCAAAAAAGACGATCCAAGTAGACCGAGTCGACCACCAAGGATCAAAAAGGGTCATGGCGGTAATCAATATACTCTAGCTAAAGAATTGGGTCTTCCTAAACCAACTGTCTCTAAAGAAACCAGAGACAAAATCGGTGCTAAATCTAAGGGGAGACTAGTTTCCCAAGAAACCAAAGATAAAATTTCTTCGGCAATGAAACGCGCCGTTGAGTTGTATCCAGAATCTTATAATTCTTCAAATCGCGGTAGAACAAAACAGATCATTGTAGACGGAATAAAATTCCAAGGTAAATGGGAACTAGAATTCTACAATTGGTGTAAATCTAATAATATACAAATACGGCGGTGCTTAGAAAGTTTCCCATACAATTGGAATGGATCTAGGAAATACTTCCCCGACTTCTACTTAACGGAACTGAATATTTACACAGAAGTAAAGGGATATAAAACTGGCCGAGATGAATCAAAATGGTCTCAGTTTCCGCACCAACTATTAATTGTTCAAAAACAGGATATAGAAAGAATAAGGAATGGTACATTTAGTTTGAATACGGGGAATTACTTAAAATAATGATGTTTGAGCCGTGCGGCCCCTTGGCCCTAATCCCAACCCGCTTCGTAAAGCAGACTGGGATACTATCGGTAATGTGTTGATGATAGTGTGTGGGGGGTATGTGCATTGTCTGCCGTTATTGTCGGTGAATTTAGGTAAACCAAAGATGAAAACACATACCTTTAATTGTGAAAAATGTGGTAATATAACCAAGATTCTGGTTGACGGCTACCCATTCGGTGATCGTCGACGGGAAGGTGTTATGTTTGAGGTCACGGTCAAAGCCAATAAACTCATATGCAAACTTCCGTCCGACGATTATACGAAACAGCTAAACATTCCACTAATGGAAAAGAATTGCCTTGAATACCTCGGCGAGTGTGAGAATGATGTGGTTGGCCAATGTAAAAAATGCGGCGAAGATGCCTCTTATGAAGTATCGTGATTGTATCATGGCAACCAGCAATAAATAATCATTCTGTGACTTGACTTTGACTTGCCAGTAGACTAGAATTAGTCTCGAAGATTTATTATCTATGACAAGTGAATAACCAATTCTTGATTCGTGGGTTTGCCGTTAGTGGCAAAAGTGGAATCTTACTTTGCAGTATATGCCCGAGGTCGACTTCGGGCGACCCGCGAAGTATGTTAGGGAAACCAGACCGAGCCGTTAGGGTTTACTAAGCTCTTAAATGAGTAAACGAACGGTTAACGGCATTCCCACGAATCAAGGATTGGATGCAATGATATAATACATATGGGATTCTAGCTCAATTGGTAGAGCACCAGACTTTAGAAATAGGAGCATTGAGATAGTAATATTTCAATGAATTTGCTCAAATTCGGTGAACGGCCTAAAAGATATTCTTTTGACCCAACGCCGAGCCAAGCTCAATCGAAAGATTGAGAAGGTGTAGAGACTATACGGGCAATACCCCACTTTCTTGCAAAAGAAAGGGGTAAAGACATAGTCCAGACCACGAACATTGCACATGCAATGGCGTTGAAAAACGAAGTGGCCGGTTAATCTGTAGGTTAAGGGTTCAAGTCCCTTGGGTCCCACTTTTCATTTTCTTGTTATAAAAATATTCGGTCGATGGTATATCATATTTCTTGCACCAGAATTTTACAGTTGAAGCGTGTACCTTAAGTTCCATACCTACCCTTCTAAGAGTCTTTGTTTGTACCATCTTCAACAAATCTTCTTTGCTTGGCCGTGAGCCACTTTCTGACCTATAGTTGTAACCACTTCTTGTTGCCCAATAATCTTTCGGATCAATAGAAAATTCATCGGCCCATTTCTTTATTGTTTGTTCACCAACACATTAACTTGGGTTGGTGAGTTTTATGATCGAAACATTCCATTATCTTAATATTGGTGGTGAGATATTGGTTGGCTTTCACCAAGAATCTGATTTAATAAAAAACACCAATGTATTAGGATTTTGGAAAGTAAATCCTTTTGATAATTTATCTTTATATGATATGATTATAGAATCTCTTGGTTTGATAGATATAGATAATATTAGCACCACATTATCATATATTAATGACATGGACGTTGTCTTAGACGGTCAACACCTCTTGGCTTATATGCTGGGAAGTAGGCCAACTTATATTTTGCGCAGAGGTGTAAATAGGTTTATAAAGTATGTTTTGATAATAGACCCGGATGAATATTGGAGTTGGATCGTCAAACAAGGTGAAATACCAGATTTTACTACAATGCCTGTTAATAAGGAATATCATGCTTAGATTTCCAATATGGTTGGCTTTAATTGATTTTGTGCTAGACACCGCAGTCAATCTATTAATTCACGGCATCGTGTTTGTTGCTATATTCTTATACTGGCACTCATATGTCAGTATTTGGTGCTTGATTATATCATTGATCGGATGGACCATATCAAGGTTTTTTCATTGGACTAATGGTAATAAGCCATACGTTAAGATTTTCGCTTAAAAGGAGATATCATGTTTCTGGGAAACAATCGGTTACTTGTTGGTTTAATTTCTGTGTCTATTGTTGCAATTGCAGGTGGCTGCACCGATGCAGAATGGGAACGCAATACAAGTTATGGCAGTAATCATAAGGTTCGATTGTATTCTGGTGGCACAATGGTTCAAGAATGGACGTCTACTGGTATACCCTTGAGCCTACAAGCAGAAGATGGCTGGCAATTTGTTGATTCAGAAACTGGTCGGTTGGTTATTGTAACCGGCGATCTTGTTATCACGAAGCTAGATTAATATACCTCGTACTCGGCTCACCGTTGATAAATGTCTAAATTGCAATCGCACAGCGGCTAAACGCCGCGTTTGCTAAATACTCTCCATCAAGGAGAAGTATATGGCAAGACAATATGCGAACTATAGCGACCAAGACATTATCGACGGTGCAAAGGAAGTCAAGAGTTTATCTGGATTATTAAGAAAACTGGGGCTCGTTGTTGCAGGTGGCAATTTCGGTACAATAAAAATAAAGCTAAAATCTCTTGGTGTAAATTGTGATCATTGGACTGGATCTGCATGGAATAAGAACCAGCAGCTAAAGGATTGGGACAAGTATACTAAACGAGGTTCATTCAAGAAACTTCTATTAAAAGATCGAGGTCAAACCTGCGAAAGTTGCGGTCTATCTGAATGGTGTGGAAAGCCTATACCATTAGAATTAGATCATATTGATGGTGACGGCACAAATAACGACAAGGAAAACCTAAAGTTACTTTGCTGCAATTGCCATGCACTAACACCCACATGGCGAGGTAGAGCTTGTAGAGGCCCGCGTAAAGAAAAAGAAATAAAAATATGTCCCAAATGCTCAAGTGAATTTGTTCCAAAATATAAATCCAAAAAATATTGTTCGGTAAATTGTGCACCCAAAAATTGTAAAAAACGTAATCCAATAATAAAAAATTGCCCAAATTGCAATTGCGAATTTTTGGCAAAATCAAAATTCCAAAAATTCTGTTCTACCAAATGCGTCCACAATTATAAGTATCCTGGAATAGTTCGTCCAACAAAAATAAAATGGCCTGAAATGGAAGAAATACTCAAAATTGTTGAAGAAAATGGATACTCAAAGACAGGCAGAATTCTCGGGGTAAGCGATAATGCTATTAGGAAGCACATTGCACGGCACGGTACAACAAAATCTGATTTGACAGTTGACAGTGAATTGCCATAACGATATAATTTGTTGTCAATTAGTATAGTATTAATGGGGCGCTTAGTCCAGCGGCAGGAGACAATTGCCTTAAGAGCAATCCAGGGTGGGTTCGAATCCCACAGCGCCCATTACCGTCCTGTCCCATTCCTTATCCCCCGCTTCGGAGAAATGCAATGGTTGCTTTTGTTTGGATTGTGATTAACCTTCTGTTCATTGTGCCTCTCACTTTCTGGTCGCAACTCGAAATCACCGAGTGGGCGTCCTATTCAAAGGGAGTGTATAGCCCACTTAATTGGTGGCTTGCACTTCTGATCACCGCAGCCCTTTATTTCATTCGACCCTGGCTTCTTATCGTTCTTCTGGCAATCTCGATGATTGCCCGATTTGTGTTCATCTAACCGAAGCCTCTTCTCTGAAAGCTGATGGTTAAACATGCTGACTCGACCAATTTGTGCATATTGTTGCACAGAGTTTATTCCTGTTGGCAATGAAACCCTTTGCGACATTTGTACCGACGAAGGTATTACTGTAGATGAGCCACCAGACCTTACAGTCAGGGGTTTCCCAGCTAATCCGCACAATGCTTGCCGTACAATCGCAAGTTGTACGGCACTTGACCATGCACCAACTGGATCCAACAGAGACGAGTATTTCAAGTTGAGGTACGAACTTGCTGTTAAGTACGGCGGTCGCAAGGGCTACGCCGACATGAGCGATTTCGAGACCAACGACGACGATCTCCTTGAGATTCTTCACCGTTGTGTTGAGATTCGAAGGAACGGACGATGAAAGTTGTTGATGGTGTTAAAATGCTAACTGGTGTGTATTATGCAGATAAAGATACTACCAAGTTAACTGCCGAACAAAAGACGGAACTAATCGTATCTAAGGCTGCATCTTATAATACCGCAGCTGCATTAGTTAAAATGGCTGATAGGCTAGATAACCTTACAGACGCAATTGGTGTATGGTCAGCCGAGCGGATTGCTATGTATGCTAATCAGGCAAACCTAATGCTTGCAGCAATGGCGACCAATCAGAATATTAACCTTTCTGGTTCAGCAAGGGATCTTAAGAATAAGTTGAGTGGTGTAGCAAACTTTCTTGTAAGGAAATAATATGCTAACAGGGACCGTGGTAGTGCGATTTATTTTTATTAACATCGTACTTGTTTTTATCACATTATTCTTTGGTGGCGTCACCGGTGCTATAATTCGGTTCTTCGATGAGGACATTACTCGATGGGAGTCACTTGTATATGGAGTATTATCTCTAGTTATTATTGATTGGCTTTATACCTCTCAGAAGCAAGTCATTAAGTGGTCTTTTGGTGATTGGGGCTAATGGCGATAAATGGCGGTTTCTCGCTGCGCTCGAAACAGGAGAGGCGAAGCCTCTCCTGTTTCCTTTTGGTGATTAACTGACAGCACGTTTTATATCTCATATGAACTCCTTTAATACACTTTGATTATACGTCATCCGGGCTAGGATCTCAAATTTCGTCAATTGTATATAATAATTGTATGTTTTACAGCGCCAAATACATTAATCTAGATTTTATACATAACCCGGCACCAGAGCCAGGATTGTATACATACAGCAATTGGCCCAGCGGGTTCTTACTATATGCTATTAGTAAAAGCTGCAAGCCAGAAATTCATTGGTTTTCTACATTTTCTATGTTTCGTGATTCTAATATATTTTCAGGTGAAGCTCTTGCGGAAATTACTATTGAATATTATATTAGATATTCATGCATTTTTATTGAACGATATAGATCCTCTATCAAATATTATAATGATAACAAACTAATATGGTAATTTAATGACTGTCCAATCTTTGAAAATTCGCAGTTGAAAACTTGACAGTGATTTGCCAATTGTCTATAATTATTCGTCGATCGTCGCGCGTTGCGATGGCTAGACTGCAAGTATTATTTTGTATGGAGTATTGATAATGTCCAACGATTCGACCGCCGTTACTGATGCTGGTTCTGAAAACAAGGCGCCCCGAGTGCTGTATGGTACCCGAGTCGATGCCGCATTTGCCCTTGAACTTGGGCGATTGCGTGGTGAGGACTATACTGATCCGAATGTTGTTCGACCGAAGTATATTACTCGCCCCGAACTGATCCGCATTGGTATCGAGAATGGTACCAATTTCTATGTGGATTACGTCAACGATCACCCGAGTTCTCGTGAGTCGTATATGACCGATGCGATGCTTGAGCCTGACCAGTCGAAGCGTACCAAGTACACTCGATTTGGCATCACTCTTGGTGTTCCGGGCAAGGCTACTCAGCGCACCGCCAATCGCAATCCTGCTGGCCCTCGCGCGAGTGATGGTACGCCGCAGTACAAGATGGATATCTTCTTTACTGCTCTCGACAACCTAATTCGAGACATGAAGCCCGAAGAATTCAACGAAACCTTTGCCCGTACTGCCCTCTGAAACTAACACCAAATATTCTTAATACGGCGCGATTAACTTTGCGCCGTATTGTTTCCGAGTCTATTCTTAACGGAGATAATATGAGCCACGGGCAACGTGCAGCATATAAGAGTAACCACGAACGAGAAGTTTGGAGTCGTAGAGCAGGTTCTAGGTTTACTGGAGCTAGTAACGGCCGATACGTTAAAACTGCAACCAATAGGATTGAGCGCCGAGAAAGTAAGATTGACATCCGAAAGCAAGAATACTGATCCTCGTAGTCGGCAACTGGTAACAATAAATTGAATCGTTTATCTTGACTTTGATTTGCCATGCGTCTAGAATTATTCGTGAAAGAATCTCTAAACGCCTTTTAAAGGATTCACTTAAATGAGTCGAATTGTTCAGCCAATTGTTTCGCCGATCGATGTGATTGACCGTAAGATTGGAGATCGTGAGATTTCCGACAGTCTTGTGGCAGCTCGCATTAAGCCGAGTGAGGTTCTTGTTTCTCGTGTCGATCAACCTGGAAAGTATGTGATTATTGAAACCAATCATACTTGCCTTGACCGTGCCCAAATGGCAGAATTGTGCAAGTGTGTTCGGTTTGCTCAGTTGGAAACTACTTATTCTATTGACGGCACTATCTGGCTGTTCTTTAAGACCTCTAACAGTGCAAGGTAATAAAGATGCACAGAGTTAGTAGAAGATATATTGAATTGAATGGTGCCGACGTGTACTATAATGGCGGCATCTACTATGATAAAGCCTTGCTAAGAAAGAGGCGAAATAAGGATCTACCAGAATCGCTTGGATCCAGCGGATATACAGTTTTCTATGGCAAGGTAATGAGCCAGGATGGATTAATTGATAGTAGATACATTTTTAGTGAGATGGATCATACTAAAAATCGTAATGTTCTTGGCCGTCACATCAATAGAACTTCCAATACTGTATCAAATAGAGTTATCGGTGTTATTGCCTATAACGGCTCAGAACGACACCATCATGAAACCCTAAAAAGTAGAAAGAGTAAACCTTCTAAGATAGGTAATGATGGCAGATATTTTATTCCAAAGACAGTAATTATGCCCGATGGCATTACGAGACCAGTCAGGTCAAATGCAGAAAGGACAGACAGAGAATGGCTGCAAACACGGTGGTAACTGTTCAAAATAATCCGTCAAAGAAATATGTTTTGATAGATAAAACTGCTAATGGTAGTGTAACTATCAACGGCCTTGCATCATCAGACGATGCAATCGTCCTTATCTTTAAGGACGATGATGGATATTGGAGTTCTACTCCAGATGACATTGCATATTCTGGTGTACCGATCAATGATGATGGTGATGACTTGGAATTCGTTGGTATTGGAATTCTAGAATCTCTAGTCGGCTGACAAAAGTTTGTGTCAAAACTTGACGCAAGTTTGCCATCTGTGTATAATTTCAAGTCGTTTTGTTCACGCAATATCTGTGGATTGAAAAGGAGTATCAAGAATGCCGGCTCGCCGAAGTAACGAAGATCGCGCAAAGATTGTTGCCAGTCTCAAGAAGGATATGTACTACCTTGACGGCTTCGACGTGGTCTATGACGATAGTGGCAAGAAAGAGAAGCGGTATCTCGATCCTGATACCATGAAGCCACGCGATCCGTATGATGGTGTTGCAGCCATTCAGACTTCGCCGCTTCGTGCGAAGAAGGATATTTGCAAGGATTGCCCGAACAAGCCTGGGCTGCTTGAGGGAATGGTTTACCTGTGGGGGTTGGATCTTGTTCTCGACCCCCGAAACAACCTGACTGTGTATCGTCACCCCGAAACCCGTCTTGTGTATAATGGCTACACTGGTATTCCCGCTTTCATTGATCCGGGTTCTAGTGAACGCTTCTTCCAGCAAGACCGTGGTGGCATCATCAATCGTACTGATGGTCCTGCTTGTGTGTTCCCCAATAACCCCGAAGATAATCTGTATATCATCGACGGGCGACCTCTCGCGCAGGGCGGGCATCTGGATCTTGCTCGTAAGATTGTAATGGAGCCCGAGAAGCTTACCCTCGATGAGATTTATTCCATCGTCGATGAGGAATCAAAGCGAATTGCGATCGAACGGTTCGGTCTTGAAGAATTCATCAAAGTGAGTAATGCCAAGGTCCTTGATGAGGGTGAGAATGAGATCGAACGGACCCATGAAGCCTTGTTCGAGCTGTATGGTAACAAAGAGGGTACCATCAAGTTTGCGTTCTTCTGTGGTGTTTGCCCGTCTACTGGCCGTACTTACTTTATTCGAGTGCCGAATCCCGACGACAATCGAACCATTGAAGCGGCCAAGAAGTTCATGACTGGCGGGATGGAACCCAATAAGTGCGTTGGTGCAAGTTAATAAATAAGTAAGATTGTTTCTTGCTTATATGCCTGTTGAAATGTGATGGTGTTTGTGAGAATAAAAGGAGTTTTAGATTATGGCTAAGAATAATGTTGCTGATCCCGTGAAGGTCTTTAACCGAGTGAAGAACTCTGTTAAGAATCCGAAGCCTGATCCCATCATGCTTTCTAACGTGAACACTACTGGTGAGTTTGTTCGCCAGGGTGATATTTACGTGACTCTCCTTGAGGGCAAGCCGACTGGCACTCTCAAGAAGGTTACCAAGTTTGCTGGCAAGGAATTCCAGCTCGCGCCTGGTAACAGTCGTGGCTCTCGCCACATGCTCGATAACGTCGAGGCTGTGGAGATCTACGATCGTGGCACCCGCGAAGATGGCATTGAAGCTGGTTATGCAATCAAGGTGAACGAGGCTTGCAGCATTGTTCACCCTGAGCATGGCACTGTCAATCTTGGCAAGGACATGTGGGTTGCTGTTACGTACCAGCTGACCTGGGATCAAGTCGCTCGTCGTGTTCAGGACTAATACTGAGCATTAGCGACTCCGTTTGACAATTCGACTATTGTTTCCACACACTGAAAAGGTGTGTGGAAATTTTTATGATCCTTGTAATGACTGGCTATATTCATAAATCAGCAAATAATTCACCTGCATCAATTCGATATGATGGTAAATTGTTTTACCGAGATTTTGAAGATAACTACTTCTTTTATACAGCATTGCGATACCGTATAGTTATAAACGAAAGGCCTATTAATATGCCTGTAGATATGTTGCCCGATGGTTCATATTTATTTCTTGATGGTAATGGCGTCAATCAAACAGGAATACAAAGCAATTGGTATTAAATAGATGACAAAGAAAACTAACACCCCAGAAAGAAACTATACATGGGCTGGTGATGGATTTTTATGCAATTCTACTAATAGCCCCAGAGCCATTTTTTATGCTGGTGGGTTGTGTTGGCTAAAATTAGCAACTGATGTAGAAATTAATTTGATTTTTAAGAAGCCAATTTCCGCACATCATTATCATATTCGTATGATGCACCAGGATGGACCATATTCGATGCGAGATGGCGTGTACATCGACCAAACAGGAGTTATTACAAAGTTGTAAACCGATGGTGTGCCGAGTACGAGGAATGATATAATGGCAAAGAAGAAATCTCCAAAAACATATATTGATACTTATGAAGCTATTACCGACTTAATGAGAGTTGTGTTTAATGCCGAAATACCAACAACTACTGGCTATCACTATAGCTATCAAAATATTACAACCAAAGCTTATATAGGTATATATCGGTCATTTAATCCATTTACGAAAGAAAAGCATACGATAAAGGTATTGGAAAAGTTCATTAAAACTGCGCAATGTGATATTTCTATTGAAGCTGGTGTTAATAGATATTCTCTAAAGATGATAAAGGATGGCAATACTACATTGCTTAGTATAGAGAAAACTTTACCATATGCAGTTTGTCTTGGAATTCTAAACTATTATGGTCACCAAAAGCCAAAATATGAAAATCAAATATAAACGGCAAGTCACTGAAAATGACATTTTCTATGGTAACAGAAATGTGGTTTTCCAAAATATTTGGTATGATGGCAGCACAATTGCGATAGGCCCGTATAATATCAGCAAACGCAAAATCATAAAAGATCAAAAAAATTTGCGGCTAGACAGCAATGGCGAATATTCTTCATATGGATTAAACAACAAGCATTGGTATAGAGTTGGATCTACAGGTATTTTAATAGATTAATGAATGCACGAATACCAAAAATGGCTTAATGGCTCTGGTTGCAACCCAGATGTGTCTTGGTTCAAGTCCAAGTTCGGGCTATAAATGAAAATATTTAATGCTAAAAACTATGGCTCTATTCCGCATTTGCCTGGCAGTCATTTGACTGTTGGTGATTATACGCTCAATGATGGTCAAGCAAAGATCCTGACTGTAAAGACCAGAGACAAACACGACACCGTATTCGTACATGAAAAGCTGGATGGTTCTAATGTTGGCGTCTATCGCAAAGATGATATATTTCATCCTGTTAGTAGATCTGGTAATATGTGTGTAAATTCACCATTAGAACAACACCGAATATTCTATGAATGGGTAAAAGACAATTGTGGTTTATTCTTGTTTCTAGAAGACGGTGAGCGTCTTGTTGGTGAATGGCTTGCTCAAGCTCATGGCACTAAGTATAAGATAAATAACAATCCATTCGTTGCATTTGATATAATGAGAGGTTCTACTAGATTACCACAATCAGAATTGGACGCAAGAATGCCAATAGAAATACCGCGGTCTAGACTTCTTCATTCTGGCTCGGCAATTGCAGTAGATGCGGTAGACAAACTTCTTGGCGAATATGGTCATCATGGTGCAATAGAAACGGCAGAAGGTGTAGTTTATAGAGTAGAACGTAAAGGTACAGTTGACTTTTTGGGTAAATATGTTAGAGCGGGTGTAGAGCCTGGCAAGTATTTGAAGATGGATCCACCGATATGGAACTGGCATCCAAGAATGATTGGTTGAAAATTTAGCGGGTGTGGTGCAACTGGCCGACACGCGGGATTTAGGTTCCCGTGGACGAAAGTCCTTTGCAGGTTCGAATCCTGTCACCCGCATTTTATATGACCAGAGATATTAAACATTTTAGTATCGTCATTACATCAAAAAACGGAATAGATTTGCTTATTGGTTATGACGGTATTGTTGAATATAGACCATATCACCCAACATGTAAATTACTTAATGAAAATGGATCATATTCAATAATTGATGACAAGCCATTTGTTGACGCAACAGGGTGTTCAGTAAATCGATGGGGTTTAATTTGCGATGAGTAGGACAATTATATCAAATGCAATTTATAGGTCGCCAAAACTCAATGAGTATACAAAGTATCGATGCGGCCTAAGAGAAGACGGTTCTTATTACATAAGTGATGGATATAAACATCCGAATGGGTATAAACGTCGATATTTTAGTGAGGATGGATTAAGTGAAAATTAATCAAATGGAATATGGATTCTATCTAATGTCTATATGGGATGGTAGTTGCGCCGAATCGGTTTTTTATTATAATGGTGAGGCCTACATAAAAGATAACTACCTTGGGTCTAATGGATCGTATTTTATCAAAAATGAAAATAATACCGATTTAGATGAAACTGGAGACGACCGATTTAGATGAAACTGGAGACGTGATGAAATATGAAAACAGAATCTAAACTTGGTAAATCTAAGCATTGTAAAACATTTATTCTCACCCGCATTAAAAACAAAATACGATCTAGAATTTACTATGATGGGTTTATTGACGTTGAGAAAATGGGGTCTAGTAACGAAGAAGAATTGAAAGAATCTTATGCCGGTATTCGTGTAATATACCCAGACGGCTCTTACATGAAGGGTCGTCGTTGGATGAACGAAACTGGAATCATAGAAACAGTCAATTAAAAATCGATGACTTGACTTGACTAGATAATGCCATGACGATATAATATATCGACTCTCGTAGTTTTCACGCACATATAAATGATGGGTTGTAGCTCAGTTGGTAGAGCAAAAGATCGATAATCTTTATGTCATAGGTTCGAGTCCTATCAGCCCAATTAATCTTAAAGGTGATTTAACATGCCAGACTTAGAACGCCTCACAGACAACCTTATGTTGGATGTAAACAAAGACAACGAATCAAAATACCAATATGCTCTTGGCTATATCGCGGGTAAAACTGCTGCAAGAACAGAGGTTGCAGTAGCGGCCGTTGCAATTGGTTTAATTGTCGTTTTTGGGTTTCTTCTTCTGTCATAACAGCATAAAATGAGCCATATCAATAAAATCACCAATTCGTGGCGTCGTTTAGTTGGCCATAATAAAGTCTTGTTAATGGTTTCTGGTGGTGTAGACAGCATGGCGTTGATGGAAACCGCATTGCGAGCCAATGTCGATTTTGAGGTGTTGCATATTACCCACGACATGCGACCTGTAAGTGAAACCGACAATGACCGAAAGATTGTAGAAGGATATTGTGCCGACCACGATGTTCCGTTTCATAACATTGGCGTCACTAGTGAATCCAAGACCGAAACGGATTACCGCAATCTTCGAGTAAAGGCAATCTGCGATCTTACTAATAAACTTGGCATCAAGTATGTTGCAACCGGTCATCATTCAGATGACCAAATTGAAACTATTATGATGAAGATTTGCCGTGGTTGTGGTCTTGAAGGCCTAAGTGGCATTGCAGAAACCTCAGAGTATCCAACCGTTAATCCGCAGTTTACATATGTTCGGCCATTGCTCGGCACGCCTAAGTCGGTTCTTATTGATATTTGTGTAGAAAATGGTGTGCTGTGGCACGAAGATGTTACCAATACAGATTCAGATATTACTAGAAATGCCATTAGAAATGAAGTTGTGCCATTGCTAAAGAAACTGTATCCTGGTATTAATTCTGCGTTTAATAATTTGGCAGACAATTCTCGAATGGCGCTCGATCATATTACCGATGAGGTATCTGAATACATTAACAGTAAGCTCGATGAGCACGGTTCTGGCTGCTTTGATCGCAAAGAATTAAAGGCAAAGAGCGATTGCTTTATTCGGTACTGGCTAATTGGCGTTCATAGCCATAATAGTTATGTTGGCATGGATAAACTCAAGAAGTCATATACCATGCAATTTATCAATAACATTAAATCCACTAACGTAAGAAACACCGTAATGAATTATGGTAATTGTGAAATGTTCTTTACCAGAGATAAGATTTACGTTATTGGTTGTCAAAAGTAAAGATATAATTATCGTGCGCAACTATTGACATAGACTTGCCATACGTCTATGATTTATCACACACACACACAAAGAAAATTGAGATAAAATATATGCCAAACGATTTTTTCGACCGTAAGAATATTGAAAACCTAGCAAAAAGACCGCATATGCCCACAGAAGAGGAATTAGAAGCCTCTATTGAAGATCCGAAGAATATTGTTCTAAACTTGATTGGTCATCTGGTAAATGACACCATGATGGCTTTTAAGTTAGACATTGACACCAAGAAATTCGATCAAAAGGCAACATTGCGGCTACTTATGCTTGCAATCAATGCTCTAAAAAATGTATTGTATAAAATCGGCGATGAAAATGGCATTTCTAGAGATGAAATTGATGCCATTATAGAAAATGATACCGATAACGGTATGCATTTCTTGTAAAAAGAGACATAAAAATGAAAAGACCAAAATTAGTTATTGACATTAATAAAATTAGCACAGATGCTGCACCACCTATAAATTATTCTGTGCCACAGAAAATTACCATTGAAGATATCAAGAAATTTGACCGAAATATAACTTCTCCAGTTATTTTCTTATCTACTAATGCGTCTGTATATAAAAATCAAACCCAAAAGCATATTGTATCTCTGTACAACATACATAAGGTGTATATAAACGATAAGCAATCTAAGGTCGTAGTAATTTGTCGGTTAAATTCCGAAGTCATCTCAGGCATCCCGCATTATTACTATACTGATAGGATACTTGAAATTTCAAAGGCAGATCATTTATGCCGATCGCTGTATATTGCAGGTAAAACATTGTCTGACAGGGTTAGACGATTGAATACCAATTCATTTGAATATAGAAGGTCTAATTTTACTGAATGCACGCCAGAGTCTATTAAGTTTATGTTTGGTAAAGCGTACTTTGTATAAATATTTTGCGATCTAATTTACAGGAGTGTATTGTGTTGTATACTAATAAGTTTGAGGTTTCTACCCAGATTACTCGTTCGTATACCGCTGTAACTAAGGCTGGTTCAGAAATTACTGTGCAGGCTCCTGCATTGGCTTCTGCACAGGAAATCTTCAAGAATAAGATTCCTGTTAACATGATTTTGCGTATTAAAGATAACAACGGTAAGGTTGTTTGGCGCAATAGTCATTTGATGTGATTGGATATAAAAGGACAACGTAAAATGCAGTATTATGTTTGCTATAATGAAACCGAAAATGGATACTGGAATAGATCCATGGGTTGGGTACAATATGAATTGGCAGACCATTATACTGCGATGGAAGCTAGAAATAACGATCCACCCCATGGTGGTGTTTGGATGCCATTAAATGAAGCTGCAAAAAATAAAACTTCATAATTGTGTGAAGTTTATTAATTGGTATTTTAATTATGGAAACTAATGTGTTTGATATGTCGGGATTGTTTACTGGGGTAGTATCAGTAGTTGATACCCCGATGTCATATATTAAGATGGTGTTATACAAAGATAATACTACTGATATTGTTGTGCTTAATAAATCTGGTCAATTGAATTACTTTTTGCCAAATGAAAATACATTAATGCCAATTGCTGATATTCAAGATTCAAAACTTGCATCTGGAGAAATTCATGGTGGTTCATCGGATGTTGTATCCAACTATACAACTTTCATAGAATCGTGGTCAAAAAATACTAAAATTTATGACGATATCATAATGTCCTAATAACAATTCGGTGATCTTAAATTCGTCAAGTCAACTTGACTTGAATTTGCCATAACGATATAATACTTGCGCGTTAGATAAAATCTCAAACTCTATCGTTCAAGGAATATGGCCAATGAATGTCAAGCTATTTGCCGCATGTTCGTTGATGGCAGTTAGTAATTGTTTTGCCCATGATCCGGGTTGGTCTGATTCTGAATGGCGATCATTTTATAATGCTCTAAGGCTGTCAGAAACAAGCGCCGAGCCGAATGAAGGGCTCGGCGCTGTCGGCGATAATGGCAATGCAATTGGGCCATATCAAATCTGGTCGGCATATTATGCCGACGCAAAAGAGTATGATGCAAGTATCGCTGGTAATTACGAAGACGTTAAGGATGATAAGGTATTAAGCGAGAAAGTTGTAAAGGCATATATTTGCAGATATCTTCCAAAGAATGGCTCTATGGAAGATGCTGCTCGCATTCATAATGGCGGCCCAAAGGGGCATAAGAAAAAGTCAACTTTAGGATATCTCAAGAAGTTTAAGAAGTTTTTGCTGGGTAATTAACAGGAAACAAAAATGCAAGATTATAAATTCGTCGTTCACGGTTCTCAATATACCCCAGTGCCAAAGAATTCTTCTATTGCAGATGGCTTTAAGCCTGGGTGTTATGTTATTAAGCACCAAATGGCTGGACCAGACTACTTTGATCCTGTTAGTGATGTTAAGATTCCCTCAAAGATTTATGGCAACTGTGCAAAGTACGCGCATAGAATTTGGAAGCAATTCAAGGCATCAAATGAAAATGTTGGTGTTCTACTTTCTGGTGAACGAGGCAGCGGTAAGACTTTACTGAGCAAAGTCATTTCTCATATGGCTTTGCAAGAAGGTGTTAGCACAATTTTGGTTAATGATCCAGAAACGGGATCTCGGTTTGGCGAATTGATGCAAATGATTCCGCCATCTGTTGTTATTTTGGACGAATTTGAAAAGATTTACGAAAAAGACGACCAAATGAAGATGCTGACGGTGCTTGATGGTGTTTTGACCAATCGGCATCTATTTATCATTACTGCAAATGATTATAGTATGCTGGATACCCATCTGCTGAATCGCCCAGGACGTATTCGGTATCGCATTAAGTATAGTGGCATGGAAGAAAATGAAATTCGGGAATATTGTAATGAAGTTCTAAAGGACAAGAGCCAAATTGATGGCATTCTTATTCTAACTTCAATGTTCCACACTTTTAACTTTGATATGCTTCGAGTGTTGGTCGAAGAAATGAACACCTACAACGAAACCGCTATTGAATCTGCAAGGATTCTTAATATTGATCCGAGCAATAGTGAGCGTTTGTTTGAATTCAAGGTGTTCATTAATGACGTGGAAATTGACGATAATTTGCATTATAGTTATGGAATTGAAAGTCAAAATCCTATGTGCCAAACAGGCGAAGAAGCCAATTTGCACATCAGATACGGAATGCCAGCAGTTCTATCTGGTTGCAAAATTACTCGTGGTAGCGACACCCGTAAAAAGATGACAAGCCTCTATAATCTTGTATCTGGTTCAAAGTCTACCGTCGAACTTAGCGAAGATATTTGTTATGAGAATATCCTTAATAGGGCAAACCTTATTGAACAAAATCATATCGATGGAAAATATGTTTATCTTATAAAGGAAAACAATCTTAATATCAAGATTGTCTTTACCAGAGAGAACCGCAAAACTGAATTTAGTTATTATGCCTTCTAAGATGCAAACGGCATGAATTATTTTGATAAACGATCTTGACTTCAATTCGCCAAACGTCTATAATTTTCTGTGAACTCTCAAACCCTTTAATTTGGAGAAGCCATGATTTATAAAGGCGATTTCCCTGTGAATGTCAAGATGCCTGTTCGCAACAAGGAAAAGGCTGCACAGAAGGCTGGGCGAATTTCCAAGAAGGTCGACCAGATCGATCTTGAAGCAGAAGCAGAAGGTAATGCTATTCGCCGAATGAAAACTTCGTTTAGCAGTGGCAACAATCCTGTTATTGGTCGTCGCCTTGTTCGTCAGGGTGTTAAAGAGAGTCGTGGTCGAGTGTTGATCGGCAACAAGCGTGTTGTTAATCTTACCAAAGACCATCAAGCCGCGCGTGAAAAGTATATTGTCGGCTCTGAATAAGGAATTAAAATGACGAACGAAGATTTGATCCATATTTTGGGGCCAAAGACTAGTCTGGATATCGGTAATTACAACCTAGATAAGCACGATGACATATATTACGATTCTGGATATGCAATCAAATATGTTGAATATACCACATTTTCTGGTGGTGAAATTCATCTAGACTTGGCAAGTCACTTTAGTGGGCGGCATCATTCTCTTCCCGACATTGTTCGGGCACGATTGCAATCGTCCAATGATGTGATGGCCCTGTTCTCATCATCTGTGGTGATGAAAGCGCAACATCTGGCTCACCTGAACGAAAGGGTGTTATCGAGTGCCTTTGGGATATCTTTGGTGGTACTGTCAATGAAAAGGGATATAAGGTACTAGACGCCCATGTTGGTGCAATTTATGGTGATAGTATCACTTATGATCGCGCCCGGTCTATTATGCAACGCCTCGAAGAAAAGGGATTTGCATCTTCTAATATCGTCTTTGGTATTGGATCTTATACCTATCAGCATTGTACACGAGACACTTGGGGTATGGCAGTTAAGAGTACCTATTGCATTATTAATGGCCAGGGGCATGATATCTACAAGGACCCAATTACCGATAATGGCACCAAAAAGAGCCTCCGTGGTCGAATCGTAGTTGTGAATAAGGATGGCCGATTGGTTGCAAATGACCGGCAGTCAGATTATGATTGCCTGGGCAACATGCTTCAAGTCGTATTCAGGAACGGTATTCTTATTAAGATGCAAGACTTGGTAGAGATTCGAGATCGCCTTGCTACTCAGCGGGCAAACGCCATTGGTGCCGAGATCGAGGTTGCAACAGTATAAAAATCGAGGCTCAAATATATTTTGATCTCTCGCTTGACTTATCTTGACCAATCTGATACAATTGTGTGTCAGATCACATTTTGTTAGAAAGAAGATATATGGAAATCAACATTGTAGGTGCGTTTATTGATGAAATTGGCGTTGAATTAAACAATATTTCTAATATTGTTGGCCCGGAAAATGTTACCGTCGATCAGATTTATTCTACTCCGGATTTGGTTAATTCTGAATACTGGCATGACCAAATTCTGATGGAACTTAATGGCAACCAAACCCGAAACGTCTTAGAAACCATTGGCTCTACTAAGTATCATGGATCTAATGTTCCTGGTGAAACCTTTGTTAAGGTCATGTTGATGGAATTGCAAGATTGCGATCCTAAGATGTGGAGCCAGATCATATCTAGTAGTTATCTTAGTAAGATTTATACGAATACAGTTGGAGTGTAATAATGGCAGAAAAATTTGATCCTGCTAATTTGATGATTGCTACGTTAAGTGCCCAAGCAAATAAGCACGGCGTCATTTATACTGCAACAGCCGATGCCGCTCTGCGAACCACAAAATTAAAACAACAGAATCAAAAAGAAGCGGCTGATATCATCGCCTTAATACCAGAAATTTGTAAGAAAGCATCAGAACGGGGAGATTGGTGTGCCAATATTTGTAAAGCAAATGGTCATTTTTGGGCAACCGGCAAAAATCATCCAAATTGTGGATCCATATATTATGGCAACACCTGCGGATCTACCACTATAGTATATGACTATTGCATTGCTGTATTTGGCAAGCTAAGAACCTTCATAAGCTACCAGGCCAATAGTGGTGAATACCATCTAACTGTTACATGGGCAGATATTACAGACGAACAACTAAAGGAACTTGATAAAACAATAGACCGTAACGGAGAATAATACAATGCCAGCATCAAAAGCAGATGAAGTAATACCGATTGCAGAAGTAGTTGAAAACTTTATTAATTCTTTGCATCAAAGTGGCGCATCTTCTGAACAGATCCTAGAAGGTGTGGTGCGTGCATTTAATAGTAAAGATGGTATTTTGGTTACTTCTAATCTAGATGACAATGCCGATATGCAAGAATTAGCATATAAAGTTGAAAGTGATTTGGTAAAAACTCGCAACGATTTGGCAAACTATTCGCGTCAAGAAATCAGTGGATAAAAAGGAGATACCGTCAAATGACTGATATCTATGAAGGTTTAGATACAAATGCAAAGGTGCAACAGGTAGTTGCGCATTGCTCTTTGCTTCGATGGCGTCAACATGACGGTACAACCAAGAAGTTGTCAGAGCTTACTACCTCGCACTTAAACAATATTTTGGCATATCGTTCAAGGCACAAGTCTAGAAATCTGCCTGGTGGTGACAGACGTAATGTGATGGTTATGGCAATTTCTATCGAAATTTATCGGCGAAAGGGAGTTTTTGATGACATACGATAAGAGTATCAATCCAGATGAAAATATTGTTAATATATTCGAGCCGGGTGTTCATTTAATTGGCAAATGCGCTAATCGATCTATTATCAACGGTAGCGTTGGTCTATTTCTTGGTTTTGTTGGATTTGCATACGGTGCAAACATGATGGCAAGTAACAGTTTTGGTATATGTATAATGATACCATCAGCTATGTTGGCTGTTGCTAATGCTAATATTATATCCAAAAATATCTATGCTCGCCGGACATTTGGTAAAGGTTTTGAATACATGACTTTGGCTGAAAAGATTCAATATATCGGCGAATACATTCCATATTTACACAAACTTAAATATGCCGACTTGTTAGAAAGTATAATTTGTTCGTGGTTGTTTATTACATTGTTAGTATTTTATGCAAACACGGCAATAAACGATCTTTCTACCAAGAACGTAATTCTTGTTGGCCTATATTTTACTGTCACACTTATTGCTTCTTCAATGGTTTGGTTAGATAAAACTTCATTTGACCTTGCACGTAGCATAAATTTCCATTGGAAAGAGTATTTGAAATATAAATAATCAGTCGATGACTTGACTTTGATCTACCATACGTCTACAATTTAGTGTCAATAAACTCTATTTGGCCCTGTCGTCTAGTGGCTAGGACGCTGAGACTTTCAATCTTGGAACATGGGTTCGAGTCCCATTGGGGTCACTTTGGTCGCGTCAATGAAACCCGCAGTAATTCATTGTGTAAGTCGGCCATTTCGATTGCCGTGTGGCGTAATCGGTAACGCGCGGGGCTTTGGTCCCTGAGTCCACGGATCGTAACCGTGCATGGCTGTTTGTAGTATTTGGATAGGCGACGCACATCGGTGAGGCGTAAAGGATTGCTAATCCTTCGTATATGAAAATGTACTGCTGGTTCGACTCCAGTTCTATCCGCTTTCTTTTTGGGCTGTGAAGAGTGGCACTTGTCACGACGCAATGCAAGTTGGTGGTTCGAATCCATCCACGCCCGCTTTAATTATCACGCGCATCGCTTGACTTTGATTTACCATCAATCTACAATTTGTTAGATTGTAGAGAAAATAGTGATATTGGATCAAAATAATTTTGGAGATATTATGCAATACGTGAGCCGCACCGTAGAGTATGGTGGCAATTCGTTTGAAATGTTTTATGATTTGATCGGCAATAAACTGGTTCTTAAGGATGTAATTCCTCAAGAGCGTGGCACCAATCTTCCAGATGATGTTGCTGATATGTACCATAAAGAAACCGTTGAGTCTATGTCAACTTATGGTAAGATCGATACCTCAAATGCAGAAGATATGATTTACATTAATGCCTTGGCTACTAAGGGCATCGTTATTATCGATGATGAGGACGACGAAGAAACCGAAGATTGAGGAGAATAGTTACCGTGGAAAAATATATCCCTAAGCCAGGCGATACAATTGTAAACGGTCGACGAATGTTGGTCATCGAGTCAAACAACGGGCTTTGTTTCGTTGTACCATACCAAAAATCTTACTTTACTGGTAAGTGGGAAAGGTGTGTGCCCATCGGTATGGAACGAATTCAAATTTCTGCATTTGAGGTTTCTGCTCTTGTAAACCGCATGGGCTGGAAGGTTCTTTGATACAAGGAGATAATTTTCATGGCACGATTTTATGATCCTGACAATGCTATTGATCCCGTAGATTTAGACGACCTTGAGGGTTATGATTTCCTTGACGACATTACAGAGGAATTCGATCGGGAATGTAAGAGAGTTCCCGACATTGATATCGAGGACGAGGATGCCGATCACGAGGATTCGGACGAAGAATAATTTGCGTTTGTCTTGACTTTCGTTTGCCAACACGATAGAATTATCGTACAAATCTTTCTGTCTTTAATAAAAGGATTCAGATAAAATGTCAGAAAAAATGGAACTTAAGATTGACGACAATAAGCCAACCAAGTATTACATTCGGTGTGGCCAAATGTACAACATGATGCCTGTTGTCACTTCTGCCGGCGGGCCAAAGCAAGCAGCCATTAATGCCACTGTTGGCATTATCAAGATGCTAATGAACGTAATCAAGGATTCTTCTCAAGAGGATTACGACAAGTTTGTCGAAAAGATGACGCCCAAGAAGAAGATCCGAGTGAGTTTGGCTGGTATTGAGACACCAGAAGAATTTGATGTTTCTCTCAAGGAATTTGGCCTGAGCAAGGCCGAAATCGCCGATCTTCAATCAGAGTGGAAGAAGAATCACGCCGATGACATGATGTTCGACCTTGTTGAAATTCAAACATCTGCGATGGAACGCGTTAAGAAGGAAATGAAGAATCGCCAGACCCAGAAAGACGAAAATCCGTTTGATACCGGATATGACGAAGGCAACTCGTTTGACAATGGCTGCGATTCCTTTTAACGAGTAATCTATATGACAGAAGCCGAACAAGCCGCTCGGAAAAATCGAGAAGTAGAACAGGCTTTGAAAGAATGGCGCAATGTTTGCAAACATGAGCTTTCTGGTATAATTAGTGAATATGGTTATAAGCGGCATAGGGTGTGTAACAAATGCGGATTAGAAATTCCGGCATAATATAGGAAACAAAATGTACAAGTCTGAACTGATAACCAAGTACCGTGCAAGAATTGACGAAATCACCAGCCCATATTTGCAGCTATTTTTTACTGACCTTATGGGTTGTTTCGATTCAATTGCTGATTGCATTATCAATTCTAAGCCGTTGCCGATTGAAACGTATATCAAGTATAATGGTATGCGTAACAGTTATGTAAAGTTGGCCGGTGAATTCTCTAACATTGGTCTAATTTCCAATTCGCAGATGAGGTCTTTAGACAATATAATGATTGAGTTTACTAATAAGTTTTCTGAGGTTTATCAAACCAAGATCCCAGAAAATAAGAGGACCATTGGTGGCCCATACGGTCTAACGATTGAGTGCAAGACTGGTGATTTGGCAAATTTCTATGTCAAGTATGTTACTGGTGAAGCAACCGACGAAACTTCTGGCAAAGTCAATGAAGCCGTTAATGAATTGATGAGGGTTATTGCCGGAGACGATGATATATCCAAGTTGAATCTTGACACTTCCCGTATAAATAGCCTCGTCAAAGAATATTTCTCAAAGGTCGAGGTTAAATATTACAAGGCTATTGAGAAACTTAATGCACCTGCAAAGCCTTCTGGTGAATTGTCATCGGAAGATTACGCATAAATGATTTGCCAGCGTGCCTGAGTGGCTGAAAGGGCGGCATTTGTAATGCCGATGAGTAATCACGTCGCGGGTTCGAATCCTGTCGTTGGCTTTTGGGCGATAAATATTACGATGTTTTCCATTCTAGTCATCGCAGAATACTTGGAGAGGGAAAACGGTTACTAGAACCGCAATCTCCTAGCGCCGTTTCGATAATTTTGGTCCTTTAGCTCATGCTGGCTAGAGCGCAGTTTTTACACGACTGAGGTGCCCGGATCGTCACCGGGAAGGACTACTTGTTTCAATTGCCTTTTCAAAGCCTTCGTCCTTTGGATTCTATCTACAACTTCTTGGGGTCTCTTTTTTCCCAAATTAGCAAGCCTAAGCTTTTGTTTGGTTTCTTCCGACATCGCAAGCCTAAGCTTTTGTTTGGTTTCTTCGGAACAATTTTTCCCTAAACGAGAAAGCCGCATCTTTTCTTTGGCTTCTTCCGACATCTTTTTCCCCAAATTTCCAAGACGAATGCTTTCCCTGTGCTTCTCAGACAATGGTTTACCTAGTAGCCCCAGCGAAATTCGTTTTCTGGTTTCTTCTGTATGCTTATGGCCAATACCACCTTCACTGCCACCAGTCATATTATAACCATTTTCACCAAACGTATTGTGCTCTAAGATATATTTTGGCTCTAATACGTCAAATGTATACTTTCTGTCAGGGTGTTCTTCTAATACTTCTTTTATGAAAGCGTCCGGACCATATTTTCGTATTGCCTTAGACAGAATCCAATCCTTTTTCTTCACCATAGCTGTCTTAACGTGACCATTCCATCGTTCTTCTAGTGTCTTTTCTGTAGCTCCAATGTAACATTTACCGTTTACCTTATTAGTTATCTTATAAATAATAGCCATTCATGATCTCCATGAATGGTATTTAGATATATATAATTGTGTTTCAAAGGCAAGAATAGTTGGTTGTGACACCGGAGGTGTGGTTCCTTTATGAATATGGTAGAAGCAATGAGTCGTGTATTTGCATTTTCGCATGACGAGCGGGTATATAATTCGGATGTTAATACAATTGTAAACGCCGCAAGAATGTACCCAAATAGTAAGGTATATTGCTATCAGCCAGGCTGGACGTCTGAATGCCAGATATTTGTGTTTGCCGACAATCCAAAACATGCAATGGAGATATATTCGTGTTGGTGTGGTAAATATACCGAAAAAGATATCAAAGAATCAGATTTTGAGTTGGGAGATTCTGAACTGGAAGATTAATATGAATAACGATAATACAACCAAATCTTGCGGTATAATTTTAATTGTTATCTCGGCATTTCTTCTTGGCTGGGGTATGGGTGTATTATACGCAGGACCGCACGGCTTTGCAGAAGGTGTGAAAGCCCATGCAGACGGGCGATATGCAGTAGTTGACATGCCCGACGGAACACGGCAAATCTGTAAGGTTAAGGATAAGCCGGTGTTATTGGAAAATACTGAAATACTGGAATAAACCAGTTTTAATTATTGTCGTATTGACTTGACAGTTGACTGCCATAGTGCTACAATTTAACGTAGCATTGTATCATATATTATTTCTGGAGATAAAATGAAAAAGACTTTTACCATCGAGGAAGTTACTAAGATTATCATGAGCGCCGAAGAAACCCCAGAAAGTAAGAATAAGGTTAGTGGTATGTTATACCAGCTTATTTCTCGCGGTTTCGTCGATGATACGTCGCCATTGTTTCGCGCTTGGGAACAATACGTTGAGACACCCGAAAACTTGCGGGCGCCTCTTGACAAGGTGTTTGCTGTCATCATTGCCAAGGAACACGCAGCCCATCTAATGGGTGTTTTGAATGGTACTGAAATCATTGGTCCGCACCACGAAAAGATGCTGCCAATGTGCGAAGAAATCCTTAGCAATAAGGAGCAATCTTCTAAGCAGCCCGCCAATGCCTAAAACGTGTGTTTCTTGGATATTTGACTTAATAACAAGTATATTTTCCAACTATCGCAAAGGAAAATATACTTGTTATCGGAGTATAGTCCGACCCTCAATAGTCTACCACACAAGATTCAGTTATCATATGAGTAAAATAATCGACTATACTGGATCAGAGAGCCATTATCAAAAATACCACAATTCTATAAAAACGATCAATTCCCGCGGTGACTATAAAATTAAGTCTGATAGAACTAGTAGGACTTGTTCGTATATGGATGGCCGATTGTACGAAGAACGGATATTTTACAAATGAAAACTACAATATTCGAGGCATATAGCCATGGCCATGAAGAAGGATGGAATTTAGAAATATACGAAGAAAATGGGCGCTATAAAAAGCATATATGGGGCAATAGTTGCCTCGGTGGTGACTTCGACGACACAGAGGACATTACATCTGATGAAGCATTAGAAGAAATGATGGAATGTATAAATGACCTAGATTGTGATGAAGATACGGATTACTTAGATATAATGTAATAAACCACATCATCTAAGTAAATTTTGTCTGGTTGATGCCGGTCACGAGGTAATTCCAATCATGAGTAATTCCGAACAACCATTAATTCATAGTACCGTGTCGTATTCTTTATACGAAAGCACCCGAGAGTTTGAAGAAGGTCCCGACATTACCATGGGATATCAGGGTGGCATTTTTCATAGTTGCGAAGTAGACGAAGAATATGATTTGAGATTATTTGCAAACGGCGAATATAGCTATAACCATTACACCATTACTGGTGATGGTAGGTTCAATGTATAAGCACACTAGGCTGGATCGGTATATGCACTCCAATGGCATTATATACGCATATTGCGGGACAATACATTCATCTGCCGGTCCGGCATTTATAGAATACGACGGGCAATTAGAATTCTATAATTTAACATCCAAACCATTGACTTATGTTTCAACATATTTTAACAATGCTTCATATAACACCGCAGATTACCATTGCGATGAAACTGGTATTTTATACATTGACATGAGGGCAACTAATAAATGAAATGTATCCATTGTGGATGTATTATTCCGCACGAAAGATTAGAGGTTTTGCCGCATACGATGACTTGTGTAAATTGTAGCACGGAACAGAAAAATGTCGCATTTATGGTATACCCGCACAAAACTGGCGGCGATGTTGTTGTTATTGATGGCTCTAATAAAGAGGGTGTTCGGCAAGCAAAAAGAGCTTACCGTAGAGCAAGATGATAAATTTGCTTTAGGTATATTTGAAGAAAGAATCAGCCATGCGAATAACGATTAAATCATATACCGAAAAGCAGTTAATAAAAAATAAAAATCTCATTAAAATTGCCAAGTTGTCGTATGGTCCAGATGGTCTGATACTTGAGCAAATAACAGGGTCTTTTAATAAACTATTTGGTGGGCGTAATGATACTACCTTTTATGTTGCTTATCATAAACGTGAACCAATCGGTATACTTACAATAGAAAGTGGTTATTGCGTAGAAATTAATAACTATACAATGCCAAAATTTCGCAGAAAAGGTATAATGCGCAAATTGATATCTAAGGCATTCAAAACACACAGAAAATTTAAAAGATCCGTGATGAATGGATCCTGCGATACACATTCTGCCAATCAAGATAAGATATTAAATGAGTTGGGTGGTAAATATGACTAAACGAACCAGGCATGGAATGTTTGAAACTAATTCTAGTTCGTCCCATTCTATTAGTTTTGGTGGTGGATTCAAATTGCAAGATTCACCAGAATTATCTGAATATCTTTTGTCGGCAATGAAACATGGTGTTAAACCATTAACATTAATATTCGGTAATCGAAAATTTGGTACTGAAACTGGCGGCGACAAGCAAATGGATTTGAATAGCCCAGAAGCAAAAATAGACTTTATATTATCCAGCATCTATGAAAATTGTTGCTCAGAAATAGATTATCTATATACTCAAACCGGCAAACACGAAGAATTAAATCTGTCACCAGACCAATTAACCAAAGAAATGGTAGATTTTGACGGCGAATGTGATTGGAAAATTTCCGACAATGCAATGATCCGTCACAACGAAAGTTATAACAGACTAAAGGCATCTTTAAACAAGCTAAAGGACGCAATAACACTATATTGCCCCTGTTCTGATATTAAGATAATCCAGCCAAGAGATCAATCGTCGGCATTCACAAAATATTCTGAGCAAGGCCCAATAATTTATGATTTACATAGAATGACAGCAAAAGAATTGGCCGACTTCATTTGGAACCCCAACTCAATGATACACCTAATGAATGGATAAATTATGAAGATAACAAGGCACAGAGTATTTGAGACCAATTCTAGTTCAACCCATTCAATAACTTTTGATGGTAAGTCAACTACACCATCATCTGATTGGGACATTTCGTCTGATATGGTTAATACAACAATAACAACCGCAACCAGTGAATTTGGCTGGGGTAAAGATATTTACGACGATTTTTATACTAAATTATCATACCTTGCCACATTTATACTTCATCATTCTGAGGGTCTTAACGGCCCAGATCACGAAAAGTTAAATGGTGTTATTAAAGAATATTTGAATTCAGAATTAATAATTAACGACGGTAACGGTCATATCGACCACCAATCTGTAGATCTTGCCGGTGATGTTTTATCTGAAACCAAAGAATATATTGCAAATTATTTGTTTAATAAAAACGTGACCTTGATTATCGATAGCGACGGTTAAAGGAAACAAAATTGCAAACCATACTTGCATCGTATGTTAACGGCAATACAACTAACACCATTTACGATAATGGTACTTTGGTCAGAGAATGGCCAGACGATCAATTGCCGATTGCTGAATTTCCATCAAGCATAGATTATGCTATAACCAACTATTGCGATGCCGGATGCCCACACTGTCACGAACAAAGCACCACAAAGGGTGTTCATGGTAACGTAGCAGAAATGCTGGCAACATTGTCTACGTTGCCAGCCGGTGTTGAAATTGCAATTGGCGGTGGCAATCCGTTAGATCATCCAGATCTAGATGAATTCCTTGTTGGTCTCAAAGGTCTTGGTCTTATTGCCAACATGACTGTAAATGGCATTCATATTAACGAAAAGTATGCATCAAAGATCCTTGAACACAGAAACAAGAAACTGATACACGGCCTTGGTATTAGTTATAATACAAAAGAAAAATACAGAGACAACACCGGTAAATCATATAACAGGGCTAATTGGTCTAAAGAAGGTCTGTTTGTTGACGGTGTTAAGATAAACGACGATAATACCGTTGTTCATGTAATCGCGGGTGTTCATAATCCAATTGATGTGTTATCTAATATCCCTTCTGGCTCTAAGATGCTAATTCTCGGATACAAAGACTATGGCTTTGGCTCTAGATATATGCAAAACTTTGATGTAGATAAGACCATTAATAAATGGCGAATGTATCTTTCATTATTCTTGTCTTCTTACCATATTAGTTTCGACAATCTTGGTGTAAATCAGTTTAATATCCGAAAAATCATCGGCGAAGAAAAATGGAACCAACTGTATATGGGCGATGATGGTACATTTACCATGTACGTCAATGGTTCTTCTAGATGCTATGCAACCAGTTCTACTAAGACACGGCGCCCGTGGAAAAATGGTGAAACTGTAGTTGATATGTTTAAAGACATCCTTTCTAATAAGGATTAAATCACAAAATGATACCAATGACGTCTGACATAATATTAAAATATGTATCCATTAAAGATATCGGTGATATAGCACGACTATTTTTGACTTATCCCAATGCAACAGATTTAGAAAATCATTTTTTCTTATATATTGCTAAAGCAACTTTAAACCACTGGGTATTACCAGTATCAGTTGCACCAATAGATAGCGGCAATGTAATTGGGATATTATTTTGTTATAGAATTGGTGAAACCCATTTTTCTATAGTTATATCTGATACATTAGATTTAAATAGGCAACCAAAAAATATGTGTGTAATTAATGTAACAACCTTTAATAAAAATAAAGATGGTGAACTTGTAATATCACATATGTTGCCAATTCACAGAAAATATTTGCTTGGCAATAATATCTAGGTGCCGACAACGAGGTATATAAATTCTTAGTTATAAATACTAAGAATGAGCAATATATTCGAATCCATTAAAAAGAAACTGCTATCATCGCTTATTAAAAAGCGGTTCGAATCTAAGGTTAAACACCAAAGCGGTCACTGGGCATGGTCTGGCCATATCAGTAGAGTTACTGGTAAGCCCCAGTTTTGGTATGACGGGCAGGTACACCCTGCGCAACGAATATCATGGCTATTATATCGTGGGTCTGCACCTTCGCCAGGTCAAACCGTAAGATCTACCTGCGGTCATAAAGACTGTGTTAATCCAGAGCATCTAAGTTTAGGGTCTAAACCAAGCCGACTACGAGGCCCAGAAAAAGATAATAAGACTAAATAACACTATGATAAACTCATTTCTCAAATACCTAAAAGAAGGCTCTGGCTCTGCAAAAGAACGCCTAATGAGCCGAGTTACTAAACTCAAGAATGGCTGCTGGAAGTACCGTGGCCACAATACAAAATACGATTATGGCCAAGTTTGGAGTAACGGCCAAGCCCGCCCATCTCATAAAGTGGCATACGAAGCATTTAAGGGTAAGGTGCCTGCTGGTAAAGTGGTTCGCCACAAATGCAACCACAGGTATTGTTGCAATCCAGCCCACCTAACTCTTGGTAGCTCTGCTGAGAACAACCAAGATATTTCGAAGGCTGGCCGTGTACGAAACCAGTGGACCGGTCCACTGAAGGATTCACCGCGCGGCAAGGGTCAAATCGAGACTAAATCTAAGGGTTGGCGTCAGAAGTATGGCAAGAAGTAATTGGATATTCAATTAATATAGTTGACTATGGGCTTCCGCAGCATATTCGCTGGCAGCTTCAAATACTGGCCTAACTGTTGCATCTGGATTTAAGTCAGATCCGTATATACCAGATGTATTAAAACAGTTTAACTCTAATATCTGCCATTTCCTGGTATCACTATCTAGGCAAACGTCGATAACATACAACGGATCTACGCCATAGAATTTATTTTTGAGATAGTCAGATATAGCATAAAAATCAAGAGGATTTATGGTCGGAGCCATTGCGGTAATTTTTGGTATATTTACTGGATCAAAGAATTGAATTACTACATTTGGTAAATAATTAACGATAGACAAAATCTTGGTGCCTCGGCAAAATAACCTAACCTCATCAGATATATTTCTTGCCTTTGCCACGACAATCAATTCTTCGTCCTTAACGCTGCAACCATCATAATCTACACCACTATCAGATGAAGTATCGGCCACAAATCCAGACATTGGTCTAAGGCCCGAATTACTCTTAAAGAAGTGTTTACCAGGCACCAACATACCAAGTTTTTCAGATCTGCTTAAAGCAGACTTTATATGACTAAATGGCGCAAGAACATAATCTTTGTTTATACCACTAGATAATAGATGGTAATATTCAGAATGATTATATTTTTTGTTTGATATTAGTGTCGATGGTACGAATTTAGATTTTGCCATTTCCATATTAGACGAAATAGATCCCATGAAAAATACTGGCGTGGTTTCTTCGTCTATATACTCATCATTCAAAGTTTGGTTAATAGCAAACTTATAAACATCCATTGGTTTTATAAGTTCAATCCTGGCATTTTCAATTTTTAGATTGGTGATATATTCTCTGGTTTTATCAGATTCGAGGTATGCCTCGGAATCCTCAATAAGCAGCAACACTTGATTTTTCGGCATAGCCATAGTTTACTTCTTATCCTTATATTCAAGCGCCCGAACCCGGGTAGTGTCAATGAACCGAGTTACAAGGAAAGTAAATATTATACACGATATAAGTAAACTAATATAATAATGTATTCCAATCTCACGCATGATAATATACGCGCCTGCTGGAATAATAATTGGTATAGTAATTAATATCACACAGCCAATATAAATTAACATGTCTCCAACTGTTTTCATTGTATATCACCAAACATTCTAAATGGGCTGAAAGGGAATCGAACCCTTATGGTACTTCTTAAGAGGAAGGTGCATTCCAAGTCTGCCATCAACCCGAGATTATTTTAAATATTATCTCGTTTTCTAACTCTACAATACGTTTTTCAAGATTTTTGATTGTATTATGCATAGATTCTACAGTTTTTGTTAATTCAAGGACGTTGTTATGTAGTAATACCGATTGCAATTTTGACGTGGGCAACCCGTTTTCATTATGGCATCCTGTAGATTTTTCGGAAAGATTACTAGAAATTTTTCCATCTAAATTAAATCCATTAACTTCTTTTTTAATTTTCATCTATAATTTCTCATTTATTTTAGCAATTTAAATATTTTATCTAGGTCAGAATATCTAATACCATATTTTGGTATGTCAATGACAAGTCCGAAAACAGTGGCACCAGATGGCGAACTTGCATTTATTGTGTAAGCTACTGCATTATCATCTTTATCCAATATATTATAAATCAACCTGACTATACAATTACTATTTCCAATATCACTTACCAGCATTTCTATTGAGTGCGGTATCAGGTAATTTTTAAGGTGCAAATGCGTCATCACCTTAAGAATACCTGCGCGTTGTAAACGGTCCAAATTTTGCATATGCTCGATTACCGCAAAATAGACCCCATCCCATGTTTTGCATGTTTTGGGGTCCAAAGTTTTGGTAATGATTTTCATGATAAGCCAAGTTTAGTCATAATAATGAAATGCGAAGCATCGGATTCGAACCGATACAATCTGCTTGGAAGGCAGGCATGCTAGCCGTTAAACATCAGCCTCGCTTAAAGTGGAATCATGGGGACTCGAACCCCAAATTGCTGCGTGCAAGGCAACTGTGTTACCAATTACACTATGACCCCAAATTTATTCCAATGGCACTGTATTTATATCGCATCTTTCTGTGTTTTTGTTATATGACCAACCACCAACAAGATGCGACTTCTTCTCAAAACATTCATCGCAAATGTATCCTACTATGTTCGGGCAACAAGCAAGACGCTGCGGTCGTGTCCCATTTTGTAGAATAGATTGTTTAGGTTGTAGATCATCAGAAGAAGAAACAACAGGAATCATACGCCCAGTGCCAAAAAGGTCTATCGATTCACAAGATTCTGATGGCTCAGAATAACAAACACAATCATACTTTCTAGATCCATAACCAAAACTAATCTGAACGGTTCCACCATTGTAAACGGCGGCAGAAGTAGACGAGCCGTTATACTCCATGTCCTTTTCACAAACAAAACACTTACATTTACTGTCATTGGTCATTCTATCACTCCTTATATTTTCTCAAATCTATAATATACTAACTAATATAAGGGACACATTTTCTGAAATTGCAGAGGTTGGAATCGAACCAACGTGAGGCCAGGATTATGAGTCCAACCGGGGAACCAGCACCCGCTCTGCGATCTTATTATTTAATACTGATATCTATATTTATAGTCTTTCCGATCAAAGATTCCAAATATTCTTCTGTGATATCCATAGCATGATCTACTGGAATGTTAATATCAAAATTTGCGTCAAAGTCACCATCTGAGTCAGCTGTGGGTGTGGAATAGTATATTACTAATTCTTGGCTGCTACCCGCGTCCTCACCAGCAGGGAAATACGTCATTGCATCAAATATAATGCCTTCGATTTTATACTTGTCGTTAACGCGATTTTTCGATGGCATCAAGCTTCTCCGTAAAATAATTCAAGTTTTTATCAATCTCTTGCAACTGGCTTTTTGCCTCAGATATAACATTAGTTTTACTGGTGTCTTCTGCTTCTGCCAAGATCAATTTAAGTCGATTCTTCTCGACCGATAGGCGACGAATCTTGTCTCGATATTCGCCAATAAAAAAAGTACGATAGTCGATCATTTCGATCTCCAGTCAATCAATTATAGACGATCGGCAAATCACTGTCAAGTTTTAGAAACAGACAACTTCCTACCAATATACTGATTGTAAAACATATCAAATACATGGGTATCAAAGTCACTGACCTGGTTCTTATAAACAGACAGTTCCTTGTAAATCTCAATGAACCGTGAATGTTTAGACGGTGTAAGTGTTTCATTGGCCACAGAAACCGAATACATGATATCGGTGGCTTCTTCTAAGATGTTTTTAAGTTTGGTTTCTGTCATTTTGTTCCTATGTCAAAAATAGTCATTTCTGATAACAATTATAGACGCACGGCAACTCAAAGTCAAGCGTCACGATCAATCTTTAATGCACCTGTTCATAGCCGGAATGAATTGCGTGCGGCATGCTTTCTACCCACCCATGATTAGTGATTTCTATAAATTCTGCATTTTTCTGTAATTCTGATATTGAGCCAACACCAGAATATGTAAATCCAGATCTAATACCACCAACAAGTTCGTTTATGGTACTTTCTACTTTGCCGCGGAAAGGAATCTTAACAGCTTCGCCTTCAGCAGCAACATCAGTTTTGCCAAGGTCATTTAAGAAATGGCGACTAGATTGACCACGATAAACTTTGCAGCCGTCAATAACTTCACCTGGGCATTCCTCGTGCCCGGCAAGTATACTACCTATCATCACACAATCTGCACCAGCAGCCAATGCCTTGACAATATCACCACTTGTTTTAATGCCGCCGTCAGCAATAATGTAAGCCTCGTTTCTTATTTCTTGTTTAACTTCCATTATTGCACTAAGTTGCGGTACACCATGGCCAGTAACAATCCTAGTAGAACAAACGCTTCCTGATCCAGTCCCCGCCTTAATTATCTTCGCACCTGCATCAACAAGGTCTCTGGCTCCAGTAGCAGTAGCAACATTACCTGCTATAATAGTTGAATGTATACTACTAGGCATATTTACAAGATGGTCAATCATTTCTTGCACACCATCCATATGCCCATGAGCAACATCTATACAAACAAGAAGCGACGGCTGATTATATTGTGTAAAATGATTTTTATAAAGGTAGTTTATGAAATCTTTCCATTTTTGACCAATGCCAACACTAAATGCAACATAACCAATGGTATTATGTACATTAACGATATCTTGGGCATAAACCTTAAGATCTTTATAAAATCTATGTAATATACCTATGCCACCGAGCCTATGCATTTCAATTGCCATTGTTGGCCCAGTAACAGTATCCATATTAGCAGAAATGATTGGTATATTATATTTTATCTCTAGGTTTAATGAATATCCATCATCGAAATCTAATATGCTGCCGCCAATGTTGATTTGAGGTGAATTTCTAGAATCAAACCGAGACTTTTGTGGTCTTAAAAGAACATCATTAAAACTAAGAAAGTTTGTAGGATAATAAGATTCGCCTCTAGCATTTATAAATTTCATTATTGTTCCTTTTCTAGATTTTCTTTGGCGTCAGATATTGCTTTAGATAATTCTGTAAATATACCATTTCTGTCTTCTGGATTACCAAAGTATGTTATTTCATAAAATATGCCTCTGAGCATATCATATACTGTAATTTCTGATATTGTATTTTCGCTAAGCAAATTTACCAACTTACCCGGTTCTTTTGAATCGTCTTGGATATACACTCTATTATTTATTTTCAACGGATAAGCCTTAATCATGTTAATACCCATGAAATCTATTGCCCAATGCATATCTTCGCAAGAAAAGTCACCGTGCGTATGAGGGCCGATACCAGAGAAATCTATATATCGGTAAAGGCTCATTTTACCGTCTTGATTATTTGGATCTTTCCAGTTTTCTGTATAATCATAACAAGTAGATATTTCCAAATACTTTATACAGTTACCTTCAGTTTCATCGGCGTTAATTCTGGCAACGTGTTCTGCGTCTGGTTCTTGATCAAATTCCTCATCATACTTTTCTAGTTTATATTTGCCAAGTTCATCTTTATATATCTTATTATACATTTGCATATCTGGCCGTATAAGTAGCCATAAATCACCAAAGGTAAAGTTATCACCAGTTTCTACCTCAAGACCAAGATATTCACCCAAAGAATCAACTTTGGTTTCTTTTGTATTAAAATACCCAGGTTTTGTTACAATATCGTTATCGTCCCATTCTGGTGACACCCAAGTAGATTCTATCAAATATGCTTGATGATCTTTTAATAATATTTTGCGATCAATCATTTATATTCCTTTATTTCTGGAAAATTAAAATATCCTTTTTGCCGTAAATATAGTAGTTTAGTATAAAGTTCTTCTTTATTGCAAATATCAAATAACTCCCAAGAGTCAGTATTACATGCAACATTAGAATATATGTAAATGCCATCTCCTTCAAATACAAAAAGTAGTTGTTTATGTGTAAAATAAGAATCACCATTAATACTAATACAACTGCAATTGGTGTGATTAGATAATGAGTAAGTGGCAGTTTTTGTACATCTTAGTCTTATTTCTAATTTATCGATTTTTGGTAAATTATCAATAATTTCGGTGTTTAAAATATCAGAAAGCCTGCGCATTCTAATATTACTACAATTATGACTAATTTTAAATAAAGTCAATCGGTAAAATGTATCTAATACAACCTTACCGGGGTTGGTTATCTTTGCAGCAAGAGAATATGCCTGAGGAACTATTTGCACAGATCTTTTAACATAAACTTTACCAATTCTAGGCTTTATACCATTTATACGATCTTCAAATTCTTGGTAATATCTTTTTCTGTGTTCAAATATAGAAGGATAAATTGTGTTTTTAAAATCGGGGTCATAAACATCTATTAAACTATCTTTAAATGATATACCATTACCATATAAAGCTTTATCTCTTATTTCAATTAATTGGTCTTTTAGATTTGATAGTACCTTTTTATTGGAATTAATGTAAGCATGAGCAATGCGGACCGCTTCTTGGTCAGAGGCGATCAGTTGTTTTAATCCTGAGATTTGGCGTAGTAAATCATTCTCGGTAGTCATTTATATCACCTCGTTATTTCAGACGGTCACGCCCATCTTGGGTTACTAATAATGTATTGGTTTGATATCCACCATCTCGCCATAAAGAAGCAATTACATTGCAAGAATTAATCACCCTGATGCTCTTTCTAATTTGGCCATCATATCTTGTATCTATGGTTACTTTTCCAATTTGATTGCTAACGATGCTGGCTGTTTTCATGATATTTTAAACCTCGTGGTCGGCTCACCACTTTTCATAGCCAATCAGCAATCCATTTCTTACATTCTTGCCAGCCAAATCATCTTCGTCGTCCCACGAATCAACAACGCCAACACAATTATTATGCCGGTGATCGTCATGAACCTTGCAGAATGAAATTTCATTGGTATCAATAATGTTACCGATCATGAATTCGCCGTTATAAACAAACACTTCTGTGTTACCATCATACTTCTTGAGTTCTTCGATAAGGTCATTTACAGTTTTAATTTTCTTAGTATCTGGCATTATTTAACTCCACGTTCTATGAGCCTCTGCGATATGCTCATAGCCATCGTATTCTTCGATAACATATTGTACGTCGTCTGGTATTTCTACTATCTTCAATTTTGCACATGATCCAGAACATACATCTGATCCCAAAGTTTCTATGCATTCTATTAACAATGGATCTGATCGATCTTTTACGCCGTATCTTGATAGTATGTATTTCTCGTCAGGAGAAAAAACGGTTATAAAATATGATTCACGATTACCTTTTAGGTACTCTCTCCATTTTTCAAGATCTTCCGCTGCCCGAGTGGTATATTGTTTACCATAGTACTTTTCTACATCACAAGCAATGCAGGTCATACCCCTTTCATAAAGCCAAAGAAGCGCCTTTGGAGAAAGACCGAAGCCACCAAAACAATCATTTATTACAACTTTTTTCATAATTTAGTCCTTATATGGGTCATACGTTTCTTCACCAGCCATCACTACAATTTTTGGCTGTAAGGTGTATAATATTTCGATAGTACCCGAATGATGATCTAATACAGACGCCAAATTCTTGTATACTTGTGGCGCTTCGTCTGCACCTGCACCGCGCAGTTCAATACCAGCATTCTTTATCTTTTGCCGCATCGAATCTTCGTTAACAAGACCTTCAGTTACTCTAGTCGGAACCTTCTTTTTTAGGCGTTCATTATAAAGCCACTTTTTCTTGCCAGCTGCTTGAGTGCGGCTCATTACACGACCTGCACCATGCACAGTAGAATACAATGCCGATCTAGACAATTCAGAATCTACACCTTCTATAATAACACTCATGTCACCCATAGAGCCACCAACAAAGCCTCGTTGGCCAGGAAACGCTGGTGTAGATCCCTTTCTAACAACATAATATTCTACACCATCATGAGTTTCTTTCCAGCAGTAGTTATGGTGATTGTGAATTTCCTCAACTATGTTAGCCTTTAGTATCTTATTAACAATATATCTGGCTACATATTCTCTACCAGCATACGCATATCTACCAGCCAATTCCATGCACTTAAGATATGCCGCACCAAGATCGGACTTTACACTCAACACACACGGTGGCTCGTCCATGCCATCTTTTGCACCTGCAACTAAAAGTGCATTGGTGGCTATAGTATGACCCAAGCCACGAGAGCCAAAGTGAACACCAACCCATACGATACCATTTTCATCTACGAAAACGTCGGCATAATGGTTACCACTACCACAAGTACCTAGTTGCTTTCGAGCCTTATCTTTGAAGTCTCTTAGAACTGGGATACTCCATTCGTCTGCGTCAAACAATTCATGGTCAACATCTTCTTTACTATTTCTACCAACACCAAACGATATTTGAGATTCTATAGTATCGGCAATCTGCGGCAACCGTTTCTTGATATCATCCCACGTGGCATCAGTCTTGATTGCCATATTACCACAGGCAATGTCATAACCAACACCACTTACGCTGATATTATCAATATAAGCAGTTACACCACCAATTGGTGCAGAATAACCTTTATGGCCATCAGCGCAAAGAACAGACCGTATACCAAGAGTTTCTTGGCACATTCTGATCTGATTCATTGTGGCTTCGTCATGCTCACCAAATATTACGATTTCGTTATCTGTGGTAATCATATTATACACATTCCATGATAATGTTCAGCTGACCGGTTTCATCAGATACCGCACTTGTCATTCGGTACAATGTTTTAGAATTTATCATACCACCAACACGGTTATACTGGGTTACAACTACTTCTCGGTCATTGGGTTGGTCCAAATATTCGCAGGCACTGTAAATTGCATGACCCAAATCTTGACCGCGGTACATCGGACCGTCGTCTACACCAGATACTCTGGCTTCATAATATAAACTTTCCATAAAGCGGAAGGTGGGGGAGTCGAACCCACAAAGCTGTGACACTTGCTCGGGTTCAAGCCGAGTTGACGCGCCTATGTCGGACCTTCCGAAAGATTATTCAATTGTCAACTCCTCCACCAGGGCTCGAACCTGGAAAAGCACATGTGTGCCGTGATACCATTTCACCATAGAGGAAACTCAATTTTTATTACTATATTTTACTTCTGCGAAGTAAAGATTGTCTAATCTTTTCTTTTGTTTCTGGTGAAAGTTTTTTGCCAATATTTGCTTGTCTAACCTTTTCTTTTGATGCCAATGAATGCTTTTTGCCAATATTAGCTTGTCTAAGCTTTTCTTTGGTTTCTTCTGTGTGGGTTATTTTCCGCATTTTTTCTTTAGTTTCTTCTGTATGAGTTCTTTTTAACCCGGCAAGTCTAAGCTTTTCTATGGTTTCTGGTGTATGCTTTTTTCCTAGGCGAGACGATCTAATCTTTTCCCGTGTTTCTGCTTTAGTAACAGATTCCCGAATCTTCTGTTTCGTTTCTTCTGTATGTTTATGACCAATACCACCTTCACTGCCGCCAGTCATGTTGTAACCATTATCACCAAACGTATTGTGTTCTAAAATATACTTCGGTTCTAGTACATTAAATGTATACTTTCTGTCTGGGTGTTCTTCTAATACTTCTCTGATAAAGGCTTCTGGCCCATATTTTCGTATGGCACGTGAAATTAACCGATTCCTCTTGTTTAGCCTGGAACTCTTAACATGACCATTCCACCGTTCCTCTAGTGTCTTTTCTGTAGCTCCAATATACATTTTACCGTTCACCGTATTAGTTATTTTATAAACAATAGCCATTCATGATCTCCATGAATGGTATTTATATATTGGCGCGAGTTAACAGCCGCACGCTCTACCATTGAGCTACCAGAGAATAAATTATACTTCTATCATACCATCTGGGAATACATATTTATCATACTCATTCCATTTAGTGCACCAACGATATGCACCATCTTGAAATGTATTCAAATACCTAGAACTAATTTTAACACTCAAATGTTGAATACCGCCATTATACACTATTCTTGTATAATCGTCGGCACCAAGGTTTGGTGTGGAATATCTAATGTGAGTAATTTCCACTGATCTTAAAGATTTATCCAAATTCTTCATATTGGTCCAATATCACCGTCTGCAAAGAAGTGGTTGGTTTTAGTACCATCAGAGTTATATTTTCTATAGGATCCATTACTTAATACATTAACATGAGAATGGAAATCATCTTCTAGATCCATTTGCCATATTTGTTCACCATGATACTTAATACTAACATACTTTTTGATAGAACTATACAGAATACTGGACGATCCAGCAACTCTATTTAGGTTGGATAGGTTCATGTACATCTTCCATCTTCTGTTACATGCTTATATTTTGAAATATATTCATCGCAATAATTCTGAATAATGTAATATCCATTATTTGATGGCAACTGCAAGTATGTTAATCCTTCTATTAACGAGCCATCGTAAACAGAGCAGCCATCATAAAATATGTGTTTCCGGAGGTTATCGGGTGATGAATAGAGCAAGCATAAAATACGCACATCCCGACGATCCATAGTATTTACCTTAAATAGATCATTTCACTGTTGGTACCCATTTCTGTATACCAACATTCCAATATCTCGGTTGCTTCGTATGCAATATTATTATGGTGTTCAGTTATGAAAAAGAACCATCCATGTTCATTGACAACAACCGCATTATTTATTTGAAATTCGGAATAATCCGAATGTTGATAACATACTCGATTTGTTAGCTTGCCTGCATACTTCTCGGCAAGTTCATTCAAATATTCGTCTGCTTCTTTTTTGGTCATAACGGTATCCAATCATATCAAAGCAGGCACGGACGGAGTCGGACCGTCATACATCCGCTTAGAAGGCGGAGACTTTATCCATTTAAGTTACATGCCCAAATTAATCATCAGAAAGACAACAACTAATTCTAGACTCGCGGCAAATCAAAGTCAAGATTGTAAGCGAAGAATTAATAGATAAATTTTATATAGAAATTGTGGTTTGCTTATATTCATTTAACTTTTCTAAAAACAAAGAAATTTTTTGCCTCATTAATTCATTAGAATTTTCTTTACCGGTTAATTTATGCCATTTTATTCTGTGAACAGTATAACCATTTTTAGTCAGGTATTCGTCTTTCCTAAGATCACTTTCCTTGCGATCTGGGCATTCATGTTGAGCACCGTCTATTTCTAGTGCAAAGTTGCCTATTGCAAAATCGATGAAATATGGACCAACCTTCTTTTCAAATTCGTAATTTATACCATTCTCTTTCAATACTCGCATAAAGAACTTTTCTGGATACGAAGGTTCAGATCTAGACTTCCAACCTTTATGGGTTCCGTTCTCAATAAGGGATAGTTGAATTTCTCTCAAAAGAGAACTATAGCATTCCTTAGAACAAGTTTTGACTGTTTTCTTCCTAGCATTAAATGTACATTTACAGATTTGACAAATATTTTCGCAGGTTTTATTACTGGGTAGTTTTTCGCCACAGATTTTGACTGGTGATGTCTTCCTTGACGGTCTGTTACCACAGATTTTGTTTGGCGATCTTCTGACGGGGCATTTTTCGCAACAATACTTTTGGTATGTGAATCCAAGGTAGTTGGCACCGCAACATTCGCAAATCTTGTTCTTTTTGCCTCTTTCTTGGCCATTCTTTATGGATCTGCCAGGATCAACTTTAAGTTTATTGCTGCATTTTGCGGCACAAGACGAATTACAAAACTTTTTACTCTTACTTTCACCATAAGGTATGGGCAAATTACACTGTAGACATTTTCTAGGATTCTTATTATATTCTTCTATCCTGTGCAATCTAGCAAGCCTGCACGCCTCATTTGCAGCAACTCGCGCGGAGTCAAATTGAGCCTTGTGTTTTTCTGATTTTAGATACTCGGATTGTTTCATCCAAATATTTATACGAATCAGAATTTGCGGTCTCGAACCTACTAGAATCCGTCTAGTTGGAATTGAACCAACCCCTATGCACCCCAAATGCATCACGCTACCGATACGCTATAGACGGGATAAACTCGGCCATAATTGTCGTCATATTGAGAGGACAACCGAGTATGTTACAGTTATTTATCAATGGAACAACTTGGATCCGCCCCAAGAACTTCTGATCTTCAATCAAATGTGTTACTAATTATACCATGGTTCCAATTTTAGTCAATTGATATCTTCTCTACGTCTAATTCTAGACTTGTGGCAAATCAAAGTCAAGTCACTTGCGAACTTATTAAAAACAGTCTATCTCGCCTGATTCCCAGCAATACCAACAGGTACGATCCATCTTATGCGCGCAAGTAGGGCAATATCCTTTCATCAATGTTCTATGTAAATCTTGCCTAGTGGCATCATCAACATTTTCAAATATCTTGCGCAACTTTTCTATCAGATCCATAGCTTCTTTATTTGGTTTCATTGACGAATTCCTTTAAATCTTATTTGCAGATCCACAGGATTCCATAGTCTTTCTGAACCGCTCAGAAAACTTTATGTCGCCATCAGATAATACAAGGCCTCTTGCACAATAATCCTTACATTCCTTTATCATATTAAGGTCTCTGGCATACCATGCGGCCATAATCAAAATATTCATTTTCATATCTTTACTACATTCACCCATATACGGCATAGATGTAATTGTCTTGACATATGCCTCTTCTAAACGCTTACGAAACAATTTAAGGTTGCCTTCTTTCTCATAAGCATATGCCTTCATGCCAAGAGATTTGGCTTCTTCTAGTATGCCGTATACCAAAGAAACAGCCTTAAAGTTACTTTTTGGATTATTCAATCTTATTATCTCCAAGATACAACTTATTATAATAGTTGTTTTCTTTTATCGCAATATAAAATGATATCCGATATACAAGGCCTTGTAGAGTCAGGTATAGCATCAATATGGTAAATATCAAAAAACACAATCTTATCAAGTACCATAAAGCTGCCAAACCACCAGACATATATACGTCAAACGAATACCATATCAAAAATAACAGCAATGCAGAATTTGCAATGGTTAAGATAAAATACGTCATTTTACCAAAGAAACTCATTTAGCAATTACCTCGTAGTCGGCTTCTGGTTTCCATCCATGCTTTGCCTAAAAGATTGAGTCCTTTCCCATCTTTTCCGGTACCCCAAATCGCATCTTTTGGCGAGGCTTCTTCTAGAATCTCATCACCGGTACTCATTAGAATTTCTCTGATGCTTTGGTGCTGGGTAGCCTTATACGTCAAGGCAGTAACCATAACTTGATATTTAATATCTTCCCAATTATCTTTCATTGGCAAACAATATGCCAAATTCTTTGCAGACTTGGGAGTATCAGACAACCGAACAGATTCGTGGTCTACTTCTGATGCCATTTTAGAAGCCTGGTAAAAATGTTCGGTAGTTGCATATACTTTACCGTTAACAGTAATTGGATGCTTAGAGAAGTTGCTAAAACATCCGTATGGTTTAGAAGGGATCCAAAATTTTATTGTCATTTTTAATCCTAATCAATTCTTTCAAATACTTATAACTAAAATAGAAATCCATAATAGGCACAAATACCTTTGTAAAATGACCCTTGGTCGGGTCATACAAATTGCATTTTTCAATTATTTGGTTAATTGGTTCATGCCTATTATTTAACGTATATCCATATACACAACAATCGTTGTCATTATCTG